GTACCAACGAACTTGGTGTTTGTTGGAGCTTCGAATGTGCCTTCTGTTGTGCGAGCAAAAGCAGAAGTTGTTGCGCTCTGTAGAATTGTTAGAGCCTGGTTAGAAACAACTGCCCAGTTAGCCGCACCACGACGTGTACGCTGAGCAATTAAGTTACTTACACGGTTGATTTGAACTGCCAATGCGGCATGCTCGTCACCAACGAATGTAGCTGTACCAGATACTTGGCTCTGGTCATATGTTTCTTCAACAGAAGCAAGAGCACGTAGACTTGCAAGAATTTCCTGGTCAATTTCAACAGTAATTTCTTGAGCAAGAGCTGCCATGATTTCAGCTTCAATGTCGATACCTTGTTGTGCTTGTGCGTCTTGAGCAGCCTCGAATGTCCAACGAGCAGATAGCTTGCGGCTCTTTGCTTCAACTGGAGCTTTCAAGATTTGAATGCTCATACGCTTGCCTGGCTGACCTTCAAGAACTGAAGTTGCAGTAGCACGTGGTGTTGTGTCGTTGTTGTTACCAGAATAAGCAGCCGCAATCTTGAATGGGCTTAGTGCTTCTTCACCAGCAACGATACCGTCACCTGCGCTTGTGTCAGCATAGCGAACACGTAGAGTGTGGATCTGACCAACAGGGCCTGTCATTGGCTGAACGCCGATGATTTCGTTGGCAATAACTGTTGGCATTACACGACGAATTACTGGAAGAATCACACGGTTTAGTGTAGCGATATTACCAGAACTTGTAGCACCACTTGTAGCGGCTTCTGCAAGATACTTGCGTGTATTTTCTAAGCAAACGCTCATAGAAGCACGACGAGTACCCTGGAGGCCTTCAAGCAGAGCGTCTTTGGTCTCTGACCATCTTTCATTTAATAATTGTGACATTTTATGTCTTCTCCTTGAATTATTTTAGACCCGCTAACTTGCGGATATCTAAGATGTTGTCTAAGCCTACCTGAGGCTGTTTTGTTTCACGATCACCTGTAATTACTTGACTTTCTGTAAGCGGTTGCTTTTCAGCTTTTGGCTTAACATTTGTACCTTCCATTACTGCTGGTAGATATTTGTCAAAGGCTTCATTGAGTTTTACTGTCTGAACAGACTCAAGTAATTCTTTCATGATCGCTTTTTTCTCAGCACTCAGAGGTGCTAACAATTCCCCCATTACCTGTTTGCGTTCCATTAAATCTTTAGCTCGTTTTACTTCACGATCCTTAGATTCAACGATTTGTTGCTTTTGGGCAATGGCTTCTTTTGCTTCGGCTAACTCTACATCTTTCTTCTGAAGAATCTTTAGCAATTTACTTGTTTCAGATTTTTCATTTAGATAGCTGTGTGAGTACTCCTGAGCGAACGCTTCAAACACGCGACGACCAAATGCATTTTCACGGGCGCTTTCAATATCTTCACGTAACTGAGATAACTCAGATGTGAGTCTTCTTGAAACTGCCTCTTGCACTAAAGCCGCACTACGCTTAATGAAGGCGGTTTTTACTTCAGCAAATTTGTTACGGGCCTCGGCTACGAGACGTACTCTTGCTTCCGCAAGTTCACGTTTATCCTGTGCAAATTCGTTGATTTCTCTTGCTAAAGCTGTTACAATGAACTGCTCTAACTTAGCAAAATTCTCAGCAACTTTCTTACGATCGCTCTGGAATTCTACCAATTCTTTTCCTAACTGTTTTAGAACGAAACTCTCAAGCATTTTAGAATCTTGTTCTAACTTATTCTTATAAGCAAGTTTTGCTTCTGCAAGACCTTTCTTATCCTGAACAAGCTCAGCCATTTCGGCGGCCAATCTCTCGCTAACCATTTTGTCGAGCGCCTCAACCATTACAGACTTATCGTGTTCGTAACGTTGAGCAAACTCTTCTCGTAGTTCTGCGGTGACTTGGTCGCGATTTTCTTGAATCTTAGCATCAAAAGCAGTGTTTAGTTCGTTACCGATATCTTCGCTAACTACACCACTTTCTACTAATCTCTTGAATGCGTCCAACATCGCTTTGTCTCCTTAGGCTTTCAAGCCATTTATAATATTCAGCATAGCCTCGCGGATATGCTTTTGTGCCTTGGGATCTTGTTGTACTTCTGTAGCTACCCTAAACGCTCTATAACCACCTCTTGTTGCCATTAGATGTTCATAAATTGGTGTAGGATATGCGCCAGGAGCACTCGGCTGGGCAACAATGTCTACTGTGATAATCTCAAATTCGGATACTTCGCCTGATGCTTCGTTAACATTACCGCTGCCACGTGAGCTCACACCAAGTTTTACACCGCTTTCAAGCATAGTTTTAATTAAATTACCCATTGGCGTAGGTAAAATTTTCATTTTACCATAACCATTAGGACCGTCCATCCACATATCTGTAATCATGTGACTGACACGGTCCAAATTTACTTTAAGGTCTTCAGGATGGTCTACCTCACCGAGTACTGAATACCCATTTTGAATCTGATCATTAAGCGTTTTAACTGCATTTGTAATCTCGCCTACGGGATAAACCCTTTGGTTAGCGTTACGGATACCACCTTGAATCGCTATACCTTTTAGATACAGATTCTTGCCATCTTGGCCGTCGGCGGACTCAACTACGCATCTCGCTTGATCAAAACTCAACGTTTCTCTTAGGTAAACCATTCTGTTTTCCATTATTGTTTACGGTCTACAAGGCTCTTGGTATTAACTCCGCCTGGCTCGCCGGTGCCCTTTTTCTCAGGACCGTGACCTGCTGGAACTTTACCTAAAGTCTTAACACCACTCTTTACGCCGTTTACATTGTGTGTACCACCTTTTGTAAACTCACCCTTTGGCTTTCCAACTAAACCTTCACCGCCTTTGATACCTGCTTCACCACCCTTTTGACCAAGGATGTTGTGTGCAGAAGCTGTGGTTGTTGGTCTACCGCTTGGATTTTGAAGGCCTGTACTCTTGGTGTTAGTACCAGCATCTTCACCGCGGCCTTTCTTTTCTGCGCCGTGGCCGTCGCTGACTTTCTCAGTGTATTCACGTAGACGGCTTTCGAAAGGCATACTGCTTTCGTCTTCTTCTTCGTCATCGGCTTCTTCACCTTCTTCGTCTTCTTCACCTTCTTCGTCGCCCTCGTCGTCAGAATCATCACCAGCAAATGGATCGTCTTCTTCATCACCCATTGGTTCTTCACCGCGGGCAAGAGCTTCAAAATCAGCTTTTAGTTTTTCAAAATCAGCTTTAAGGTCGTCAACTTCGTCTTCAAGACTTCCGCCACTCATATCGTCACCGACATCGCCGGCCATTGGATCTTCGCCACCCATGTCCATGCCTGGTTCTGCAGGATCCATTACATCACCTGCAAGAGCATCTGTTGGGTCGCCACCAATTTCGAGGGTGGTTTCTTCTTCGACGGTTTCGTCTTCTTCCTCTTCGTCATCTGCAGAAGCTTCTTCTACAGACTCTTCTTCCTCTTCTTCATCAGCTTCTTCAGCGATAAGATTTTCATAAATTTCTCTTGATTTCTCTACAACGATCTCATGAAAAAGCTCATTGGCTTTATCTGTTTCTTCGTTAACAAGAAAATCAAGCAATTGCTCAAACTTGTTCATCCGGGTTCTCCTTTATTAGATTGGCAAGGCTGTCCGGTATATTTACAGGAAGAATCGATTAAGTGGTGGAAATACCGGAAAAACCGGAGTTTTTTGATAGAAAGGCTTAAAATGCCCTAAATTTTAGGCTGCGGCCTCTGGGGGAGGAGCCGCATACATGAGTTTTACAAATTCTAAATCTTCTTTTTGTTCTCGCTCTCGTGCATCGCCACTCTTACGTAGATCATTTAACATGCCCAGTGTAAGGCGTGTTTTACGTAAATCTTTACTGGTCAGTATAGACTTATCTGTAAAAGGATTATAGCGGTCGTTCGATTCGAGACCGTTGTCCTTTTCAAAATAAATGAACTCGTTAAGTAGCATACCAATATTTATTAAACTGGGGCAGGAGTTGAGGGTGGCGGTGTAGGTGATGCCATACCAGCGGCTTCTCCGCCCATAGCATCCATGCCTTCCATTCCTTCCGGTGCTTCGGCAGCAGAACCTAATTCATCCATATCACTGCTCATTCCGTCAGCAGTTATACCAGCACCTCTTAGTTCTCCGCCGGCAGGTAATTGATTCTTACTCATGCCATTTTCCTCGCGCCACATTAGTTCGTTCTCGGAAATTTCTTCTTGGGTAAGTCCTAAGAATCGTTTTAGTGCAAAACGCTTACTAATATGCGGAACTTCGGCAATCGAGCCAAAAACCTGCATACGAACTCCGTCCATTTCTGCTTGACGATAAGAAGCAAAGTTTTGCGGAGGATTAAACTTCAAATCAAAAATGTTAGGATCAAAGTTTATACCTTTATTACGCAAATAAAATTTAAATTCAAGATCAAAGTTTTCATTTAACATTGACTGGAGTCGTTCACAGTATTTGTTGAATCTAAGTTCTTGAATGTAGGCTGTTCCAACTCGACCATCATTGAAGTTAGATCCTCCATCGTCAGGCCCGGTAGGTAGATAACTTGAAGGTATGCGTAAAGCACGAAACAGCTTATTAGTAAAATATCTAAGATCATCTATTTCTCCCAAATTAGTTCCGCCTGGTAGTATTTCTACCTTAGAACCCCGGCCTTCTGCTGTCTGTGGGAAAAAGTAATCTTCGTTAATGCTTAATGGATTATAAGCAGAATCAGTAACAGTTTGGCCGCCACCTGTTACTGATGGTATGCGTCTTTGGTTAACTTCGTTCTTAACTCTTTCAACAAAGCTCATTGCAAGGTGACTGGGCATATTACCCACATCAATATAAAATACACGCCTTTCTGGAGCTCTCTGTACACGATAGATAATGATAGCGTCTTCGAGCAGTTCTTTCTGTTTATAAACTTTAAAGATAGGCTCAAGTAAACTATTACCAAACGGGAAGTTGTTATCAAGTCCTTCGCTCATGCTCATGTGAATTACATGCCTTGCATCAACTGCCCATTGATTTTGATCTTTATTAAATCTACTGCCCACGCTTTGAGGATAAGCACCTACCATACCTCGTTGCTGTGCGCCTGCGGCAACATAGGTACTACCACCAGGTGTAGTTGTCTGATTGCTGGGATTAATTTGAGTTACGCTCAAATTCTGTAAATTGATGTTTAAGTCGCGAATTACGTACTGTTCGGGCTTTTTACCTTCACTTTCGTTAACAATAATCTTATCAACTTTGTTAGCGTCTATGTATAACCATGACTGTGTTTCTGGATCTCTAACAAAGAAACAATCACCGTATTTGAAAGCATTACGTACAATTTTAAAGATTCTTACATTAAATTGATTCAGCTTAGACCACTGTTGTAGGTACTTTTTAATGACTTTTATTTCTGTGCTGGTGGCCTGATCTTTAAAAAATATTCTAAATGGAGTACCGTTTTCTTCGTTTTCCTGAGAACAAAATTCAGCCAGGATGTCCAGTGCGGCATTAACTTCACTGTCCATATCCATAGTGTCATACTGTCCATAACGCTCAAGTCTGTTAGGGTGTCCAGAATAAACATCTGGCAAGTACGAACTGTAGTTTGTCCTGCTACCGTGAGGCATCATGGAACCACTGATAGGACTCATCTGCCCCGATACATTAACCGGTGTAAAATATTTTTTCCAAGACATAATTAGCTGAATAAATTCCCAGATAAGCTTCTAATACCAGAACTTGTTTGCCTTGTTTCGTCTACATTCATTCTTAGGTACTTGACCATCTCGCTGGTCTGTTTATTTAACTGTTGTAGCTCCTTAACTAAGTTTTCATTGGCTACCTTCATTTCAGTATTTTTAGCCAAAAGTTCTTCTGGTGTTACCGCAGAAGTAGATTTTTTCATCTCTTCTAACTGCTTATTAACGTCTGCTACACCAATTGTTTCTTTGATTGAGTCTTTTAATTTTGCACCTAAGTCACCAACAGATGGCAATTTAGAACTAAAATCTGGAAAAATACTTTTGAATTTGTCAGCTAAAGTTTCCTGTAAGTTTTCAGATATTGGTTTTAAATCCGTTGGTTTAACAGCGTCGGCAGGTGTTCCTGCTATAGTTTGCTTGTCAACCATTGCCTTAAGTTCTGCTAACTTAGGATTGTTTTCTAAATGTTTATTAAAGTCGTCTTTGCTAACTGGCTTTCCGTTGATCTTATATTCTTCAGAAGTAGTCTTATCTTTATTAGTTTTTAGAGATTCTTGAGTCGATTTAACAAGATCATTTAACGGACCTTTTTGCAAACCAAGATTAGCATTTAGTTTATCAAAATGTTCTTTAAGAGTGTTTACAGTTGCATTGTCTAAGTCATTTGATTTTTTATCTTTAGATATTTGTTTTGTAAACAATTCTAAATCCATATCAAATATTGGTTTAGGGCTTACCGCAGGCGTTACACTGGTCTGAAGGTCAGGTAGAGTATCTTTCTTAATTTTGTCTAACACATCCATTGGTAGTACAATTTCTTTACCGTGTAAGAAAATTGGACCGTATCCAGTTTCCGGTCCTTCAAATATGCCGCCTTTGGCCGCACCTGCAGGACTCTCAGGTCCTGAATCAGGCAACGGTTGTTTCTTAAACTTACCATACTTTTCTTTTTCTTCATCAGTGACTTTACTGCCCTTGATGCCGTAATCAATCATGCCCATACTGCCAGCAAGCCCGCCTAATGCCGCACCAATCGCTCCGCCAATTGCTGTGCCTACTACAGGAACAATGCTTCCAATTAATGCACCTGCCGCGCCCATAGTTGCCGCACCTGCCAATGCTCCGCTTGTGCCTGATACTGTTTGATCTGCTTCTTTAATTTCTTCAACACGCTTGCCAGTAGTCTCACCTGTTTGCTTCTGAGCTTCTTTTTCTTTACGAATTTTTTCACGTTCAGCTTCTAACTGAGAAGCTTTTTCGACATCTCTCGATTGATGCGCTTTAGCTATCTGCTCAGTTAGTTTAGATTCCTGTTTTGCCAATTGAGCTTCTTTAGCTTTAGCATCATAGGATTCTTTTGACATCTCTAACTTAGCTTTTTCTTTTGCCGCATCTTCCTCATTGTACATGATTTTAGGAAGAATTGCTTTCTTTACTTCAATAAGCATCAGTTGGAAATAATATGCTATATCGTTGATTATCTTGTTTCTACCTTCTTCCGACAAGAGATTTTGTGCAAACTCTTTAATAAATTCTGCCAATTGCGTCAATGCCGTTTTAATAGCTGGCATGTTATCTACTGCAAATTTTATCATAGACTGCGCTAAGTCATTGATAATAGGAGTTAGCGCGGCTATTACTGGAGACAATGCTCCATAAATTTGCTCTCCCAAGGACTTTAAGGCTTTTTCTGATTCAGCGGCAGCGGCCGCTTGAGATTTTACTCGATCATTTTGTTCTGCTTCTATTTTTTTGCGAGATTGTTCTACATCAGTTTGATTTTTAGCACCCATAGCAGTCATTGAACTTAAAGCTTCTGCTTGTTTTCTTGCTACATCTGCTTGCACTCCCCCTTCCCTTGCTAAGGCTGCATTAAGCACACCACGTTCTTTTTGCTCCTTTGCTAAACCAACTGTAAGTTCATCTCCAATTTTTTTCTGATCTTCTAAGCTCTTTGTATTATCTTTCACACTGGCAGCATAGGCATAAGCCGCTTTTGCCATAGAACCACTTTGACCCATTGCCTGGGCACCTGCTTCAGTCATTACTGTGCCGGTCATAATAATATCTTTTGTAGCTTGAGCTAAACCTTTGCCACCTTTAGCACTTGCTTCCAAAATTGCCGCATTAGCTTTTGATCTTGTTTCCTCATCTAAGCCTGCCAAATAAGCCTGGAACTGGGCTTCTTGCATTTCTTCTGCGGCTGCGGCTTCAAGCTCTTCACGCTGTTTACCCTGCAGTTGTGCCAATGCATCTAATTGCTTCATGTAGTTTGCGGCAGACTGCGTGATTGCTTTAGTGTTCTTAAGTTCTTCGTTACTTCTGGCACCGGTCATTTTAAGATACATAGCCATACCATTAGCCGACTGTTCTGCTGTTAAACCCAATGCTCTAAGTTCTTCACCTAAGGGACTGTTTCTTAAATCTCTATTCAGTCTTACAAAATTCTTTGCACCTTGTTCAGTTGAACCGCCCAGTAGGACCATTGCATCTGCGTTCTTTGTTATGACTCCGGCAAACTGATCCATTGTCATGCCAAGTGACAATGCATTTTGTCTTATCTCAGTTAACGATCCTCCAAAGTTTACACCAGCAGTAGTTAATGTTCTATAAGTTGCAAGTTCATCTTCTTGCATCTTAGCTATTTTTGCAAATAGCCCAGCTACAATACCCATGCCAAGTGGTAAATCTTTAAGAGCGGTATAGAAACCAGACAGTGTTCCCTGTCCGTCCATTAAACTGCCAGCAAAGTCTGTTAAGTTGCCAGCAGTTTTAAATGCACTGGCCGCCAGGTCTCCAACAATGCCACCCAGTACACCGGCGGTCTTTGCTAAACCATCTAAGGCCTTTGAACTTGATGTAGCCGCGGCAGCATTTTGATTTGTGGCCTGAGTGTTACGAGTATTGGCCTGTGTGTTTTGATTCTGTGCCTGAGTGGCCTGTTGTAGCTGTTGAGCATTAGGACCACCTTGGGCGGCTCCTGTTTGGGCTGTACGTTGCCTTCCTAAAATTGCAGTTTGTCTATTAACGGCCGCTAAAAGCTCGCGGAGAGTGTTTTCCGTAGCCGCATTGTCTAAGGAAATTGGTTGTCCGCCAAGGTCACCAGTAACTGTTGCCATTAATTTTTGCTCATTTTATGCGTACATAAATATTTGTGCGCTTATCCAAAGTTTATTTATCGGAGTTAATTTATGGTTCCTATGTCAAAATCGTCTAATCCTCTTGCCAGTTTCATGAGGCAACCTAAGATTTTTATCAAGTTGCCCAGCAATGGAGACTTCTGGCCTCAGGGTAGTTTGGAAAAAACAGAGAACGGAGAATATCCTGTTTACTCTATGACTGCTAAAGACGAGCTAATGCTCAAGGTACCCGATGCTCTTATGAACGGACAGGCCATTGTTACGGTCATGGAACACTGCATGCCTAACATTAAAAATGCTTGGAACGTGCCTAATATTGACATTGACATCATTTTAATTGCCATTAGGATTGCTACCTACGGCGATAACATGACTGTGCCAGTGACTGTAGATGACAAAGACTTTGAATACACTTTAAACTTAACCCTGCTAATGGATCAGCTGATGCAGAAGATTACCTGGGAAACTGCTGTGCCTGTGACCAATGACTTAACCATTCATGTCAAACCAATTAACTACAAGCAGATGACAGAAAGTGCTCTCAAGACTTTTGAAACGCAGAGGTTGATTGACACTGCGCAAAAGGAAGATGTACCGCAAGATGTTAAACTCAAAGCATTTAATGACAGCTTTGAACGCCTAAATCAAATTGCAGTCGGTATCGTTAATGATTCTGTGTTTGCCATCGAAACCAGTCAAGGTGCCACAGACAATCCAAAACATATCAAAGAGTTTATGGAAAACAGCGACAAAAATGTCTTCGATGCTGTGCGCAAACACATTGATCGTATTCGTGAGAATAACATGATCAAGCCAATTGACGTTGATACAACACCGGAAATGCGTGAAGCAGGTATCACTGCTGATAAAATCAGCGTACCGTTGGTATTCGACGCTTCAACTTTTTTCGTCTAAGGCTTTTGTCATTAACGATTGAAGAAATCGTTGAACTGACAAAAAGGATGGAGCGTGAGACAAAAGCCATTAAAGACGAACTCTATCGTTTATGTTGGTATATGAGGGGTAGTTTGAGCTTCTCGGAAGTCTACGAACTTTCGCCCGAGGATAGAGAACTTGTTTCAAAAATTGTTTCAGATAACTTTGAAACTACAAAGAAGAGCGGGTTGCCCTTCTTTTAAATCATTTTTCCTAAGAAATTACTGTAATAGCTTTCAGCCATTGCTTTAGAAGCCGCCCTTGCCGCACGTTTTCTCATTGCGTTAGGAGTTTGGCTGACCTGTCCTGCTACCTTACCGCCGGTACGTTGTTTCGGAGGCATCGCGGCCTGTTGTACTGCGGCTGGTTGGTTAGGGTTGGCAGGGTTGGCCATGTGTACACGACCAGTTGGAGTTTGCTGTTGTAACCCACCTGTACTGGTCTGAGTAGCTCCACCGGTCATTTGCTGTGCCATTTGTCCAAATGCACCGGCGCCGCCTGTCTTAGACGGAGTAGCAGAAGGTTTAGCTGCCGGAACTGGCATCTGTTTAGAAAGTTGTGCGTAAAGCTTCTTTTGACTGTTGTAATCTAAAGCCATTACAGCATTTAGAATATCTTTGTAGGTTCCTCCCACGGCAGGTGCTGGAGCCGCTTGAGCGGCAGGTGCTTGTTGTGCCGAGGCAGCGGCCTGCGGTGCAGCCTGTTGTGCTGGATCTGGCTGTGCGGCCGGCGCTTGTTGAGCGGCAGCACCTGAGCTTGGACCACCTGCTACAGTATCACGAGCACCAGTATAGCCTTTCTTAATTGCAGTACCTAAACCGCTAACAGCTCCTGCGGCAGCACCTAAGCCCTGTCCTACAGCGCCAATTCCTTTGCCTACAAATGATGCGCCTTTTTTAAGTTTGTCCCACATTGGGCCTTCTTCAATTTGTTGTGACTCAGTTAATACTTCGTTAATACGCATCATGCAACTCCCAATTTTTTCTGTAATGCTTGCATTATTTTTTGTTTTTGTACAGGCGCCAAGCCGTGAATCTGTTTAATCAGTGCTTTCAAATCTGTGCCAGACTGTTGTCCAGCGGGCTTAGTAGATATTTTCATAGACTTAAAAACTGTATTTACAATGTCATCACTGACACCATTCTGCTTGAGCAGATTAGCAACTTCTGCACTGTCTGTTGGACTGCCTGCAGACTGCCAAGCTGAATTTAATTTGTCAGCGGTAATTTTTGTAGTTAGATTCTTACCAAACTGCTGTGCTTTGCCTTTGACCGTATCCCAGATGCCTTCATCTATACGTTTATTATGCATCAATGCCACAGTGGCGAACACGGTTTGTATTGTGCTTGGCTTAAAACTTATAGATTCTTTAGCGCCAGATAGTGACGAAACTGCCCTTTGAGCTGTAGCTAATTTATCTGCATCAACGTTACCACCTAATGCGGTGATAATTTTAGCTACTTTCTCTGGACCACTGCCAACAAAGTTACCTGATGCATCAGCCGCATACCTGTCTAAGTACATTTTCAACATATTTGATGCCATTTGCTGGCTCGTTTGACTGGCTGTACCTCCGCTGTTTTTTGCGGCTGTTTGCAGTGCATCGTAAACAGCTTCTTGATACGAATTGTAATCAGTAACTTCGCCATTTGCAATTTTTTCTTTGACAATATCTAAGGCGCCCTTTGCTAATTTTTGCGGAGATATGTTGTTAACAACACCTGCGGCTGTATCAGAAGCCTTTCCAGCTGTATCAGCAACATTACCTTCAGGTTTACCTTTAATTAAATCACCCAGTTTACTTGCACCATATGCCATTGCGCCAGTCTTAGCACCTTGGTAAATTGCTGAACGAACATCCTTGCCTTGGAGTAATTGATCAAACAACTTAAACAGACCGAGAATTGCCGCACCGCCCACGCCTGCACCGGTGATACCGGCAGCCGCAATAAGGGCAGAATATATTAAACTTTGAAGAATCGGATGTTTTTCAGCAAAGTCCCTGTATTTTTGTACGTATTTGAATACACCTTGATCACCACCTGTGGCCTGTTTTAACTTTTCAGCGGCCTGATCATAAGCACCGGCAAAGTTGCTCATTGGTTTACTGTTGTAAACTTTAGTTTTTAGATCTTCCCAGGCCTTATTAACAGCACCTGCGGCATCTTTGCCCTGCCCGATTAAAGTTCTATTACCACCTGCACCGGTAGCGTTTTGTTCTACTGACTGGAATATCTGCTGAATTTGAGTAGGTGTTAGTGTAGCTTCTTTAAGTTTGTATCCTACACCTTCCCATAATTTCATTAATTCTTGATGTTCGCGATCAAGGCCTTCATAGAGATATGAATTTCTTTCTATACTGTTGATATGTTCGAGCAATGTCTTAACTTGCATGTGATATTCCAAGAATTTATGATCTATTTATAAGTGAACTGCGTTCACTTGCTTCTTCGTCTAAGAGACTCGAAGCATTTTTAATAGCGAAGCGTTAATATCATCCAGATTTAATGGTCACACTTTGCCCAGGGCGGGCAAAGTTTGGCTTGAACATCATCCGAGTTAGCAAGTCACACAGCGTTAGAACTATAATTGTCTATAGTTAACTATAAACAACTGCGTAGGCGGTTGTCCGGTACCTACTCATTCCGTCTTATTACAACGGCGGTTTACATAATATACGCTATCATATTATGTAAACGTGCTGTATCACTACAGCGTCTTTTTAGCCTTTTATTCTTTTCAAACAACCAAATTGCGGCAATTAGCAATCTTCATCCGGGTAGGGTAGTGGTTGAGTGCTCATAACGGCGAGAGACTATCATCCCTGTGACCCGAGGTCCAGGTTTAGAGCGCACGAAATTAGCCTGCGCCAGCTTTAACCGTTTAATTTGCCTTTGATGTGGGAGCCATGTACACGGACGGAAATCTGTCCGTTATAGTAATCTGCTGATTCTAATACTTTATTTGTGAATTGTTCACGTGCCTCAATGTAACTGCATTCTGCTTTTGATTTACAATAATATAAGATTTCTCTTTGAAATTTTTCTGTGCCTAACTGTGTTACATCTTTATTGAGTTCGTCGTTTGAGCCGTAATATGTTTGCCAGTCGCTGTCTATTTTTGATCTAATTTTCTTTTTCTTCTTTGTGCCGTTCTTTAACTTAACAGTTTTGTAGGTCGTTTTACTAAATTTTGCTAATTTTTTGCCTATGTATTTTCTATTGTTTACAAGGTTGGTAATGATATACACGAATCCTATACAGTCTTCGGGTAATTCATTTACTATCTGTCCCTTGTGAGTCCACGTCATTTGATTTTTTTGATGCCCTTCGAGCCTTTTCTATAGCTTTTCGTTGTCTTTCTCTGCGTTCGTCTGACAATCGTTCTTTCCTGCGTTTAGCAGTCATCTTTTGTATTTCAAGTACTTCGAGATAAAGAGCATTGGCAGTTCTTTTTAACAAAATTAGATCATTTTTTAACTTAACACCTGTGGTTCTATGAGGAAATTTCATAAAAGCAAAGTGATAGTTGTGTACACGAACTAATATTTCTAAATAGTTTGTGTACGACTGTCTATACTTGTTTAGCTTTTCCTCTATCTCGGGAGAGCTATTCTTGAAATACTTAAGTTTCGGCATAATCAGTATCGTTGGCGTAACTGGTAAATCCGTTTTCTTTTATAACTTTGAGTACATTGTTTACCCGACCTACCAGTTCATCCTTGTGACTAATCAAATAAATGTTTTTATTGCGCTCTCTGGCCATCTTCTTGAGTACTGCCAAACCGGCTTCTACACCTGCCGCGTCCATGCCAGCATCAATAAGTTCGTCAATGAACATTAGATTAATGTGTTGATATAGGTTTTCCCATACATCACGGAAAGCCCAACTTAGACTTAGGATCAAACGATTGCGTTCTCCCCTGCTTAAATTATCAAAATCAAGGTCTTGCCCTAATTGAGTAATTTCAACATTTAAATCATTTTGGAATTTAACCTGATGTGGCAATCCCATTTTGCCGATATAGTAGTCTAATCGCTTGTTTAGATACGCTAAATTCTGATCGATGATGCGTTTACGAATAAAACTTTCTTTATTAGTCAATAATTGCAGTAAGAATTGTTGATGATCACGAATCTTAGTCAATTCATTAATAATATTCCAATCATTTACTAGTGTAATACTATCTATTATATTTTCTTTTAATAATTTTTTACATAATGATACAATAAAAAGAGATTCATTATTAGATATAATAATATTAGGTTTTTTTTGTACTGAAGTGGTATAATTATTACACAATTCAATTAGTAAAATAGCTAATATTTTTTGATAATTGGTAGTTATAATAATATCATATTCTTTTTGTTTTTCAAAAATTTTATCTAAATATTTTATAACATTTTCGCTATGATCTAGTGATTTATTATTTGATAATTTAGTAAGTTGGTTTTTATATTTTTCTTGAATCAAAAAAATTTCTTTACTATTATCTAAATAAATAAAATTTTTCATATTTTTATAATTAGATTTATAATTATTTATATTAATATAAATCTAATATAAATCTATAATAATTTAACAAAAAAAAGAGATTTAAATTTTGATTTATAATTTGATTTATAATTTGATTAAAAATTTTGATTTATAATTTGATTTATAATTTGATTTATAATTTTGATTTATAATTTGATTTATAATTTGATTTATAATTTGATTTATAATTTTGATTTATAATTTGATTTATAATTTTGATTTATAATTTGATTTATAATTTTGATTTATAATTTGATTTATAATTT